CTTCGTGTCCGCGCGGCTGGCGGTGTCGCTAGCCTTGGTGCGATTGCGGGCGCGTTCTACTCGGTTGCGGACTATGCGGCTGCGTATGCGGGTGCGCACTGCTCGTCGCTCCTCTGCTTTTTTGCGGAAGACCCGGTAATCGAATAAAACGAAAACGGGGCGAAGCCCAAAACGAAAAACGACCGGGAAATCCGGCATGAGTTCTTTGAAATTTTGAATACCAAGTAGGCCCGTTTGGCGGAGGTGTGGAGCAATCCAAACCCCGCCGTAAGGCGGGCAAAAATTTTAGATGAAAAAGGGAAAAATGTTACAGAATGTTGCAGAAAAGCGTTAATTTTGCAGGGTCAATAATGGGATAACACCCTTGACCGGTTGCAGTCCTTGCAGTGGTGAGCCTTCGTGTCCGCGCGGCTGGCGGTAACGCTAACAATGGTGCGAATGCAGGCACGTTCTACTCGAATGCGAACTATACGGCTACGAATGCGAATGCGAACTACTCGTCGCTCCTATACTTTGCGCGATATATAAAACAAAATGCGATATGGGCTGGACCGTGCCACTTGGCAAAAGATAACAAGAATGCAGAGGGTGCCGGTAGGTCCGTAAGGTTTCGACAGTTCCCGAAGCGTGCAGAGCAGACCCAAACAGACCCACAGACCCGATGAAGCGTTACGGCTATTTGTTCGACCGCATTTGTTCGATAGACAATTTGCGGGCAGCCGCCCATAATGCGGCACATGGTAAGAGAAAGCGTGATGAGGTGCAAAAATTCTTTGCAGACCTGGAAAACAACCTGCAAGGAATTTACACCGAATTACGGGCACATACTTACCGGACATCCCCTTATGAAGTTTTTATAAAGTACGAGCCCAAGCGGCGTGAAATCTACAAGCTGCCATTTAAAGACCGAGTGGTTCAGTGGGCCATAATGCAGGTGCTTGAGCCAGTATGGACCCCACAGTTCACAGCAGACACACACGCCTGTATCCGTGGACGTGGCATACACTCGTTACATAAGCGGCTGCATGAAGATTTGGCGGCAGACCCGGAGGGTACGCGCTACTGTCTGAAACTTGATGTAAAGAAATTCTATCCGAGCATTAGCCACGAAATCCTTAAATCAGTTTTGCGCCGTAAAATCAAAGACCCCGATGTTCTTTGGTTGCTTGACGGCATTATCGACAGTGCGCCGGGTGTACCAATCGGCAATTACATTTCCCAATACTTCGCTAATCTTTATTTGTCGGAACTCGACCACCGAATCAAGGAGGTGGCCGAGGTGCGGTATTATTACCGTTATGCCGATGATATTGTCGTACTTGCCGGAGAAAAACCGGTTTTGCATGGTGTGTTGATTTTCATCAATGACTACCTGCAAACGGAGCGGAGTTTGTCGATAAAAAGCAATTACCAGATTTTCCCGGTAGAAAGCCGGGGAATTGATTTTGTCGGCTATGTCTCTTACCATACCCACAGCCTTGCACGCAAGCGAAATAAAAAAGGCCTGTGCAGGGAAGTGGCGAAGCTGCGGAAGAAAGGAGTCCCCGAAGCTGATATCATGCTTCGGACCGCTTCGCGTGTCGGCTTCATGTATCATTGCAACAGTAAACATCTATTAAAAATACTTGGTATGAAAAAATTCAGCGAACTTGTGCCGGCAAAGTCCGGCAACCTGACCGGTACAAAGTACCACATTGATGCAATTCTGAACCGTGAAATTCACCTGACCGGCTACACGGTAGCCCCGTCAAAGCACAATTCGGAACCGTGCCTCACCCTTCAATATGAAATTGAAGAAGCATTAACCGAAATCATGCAGGACGGTACCAGCCGCCCCGTAATTGATGATGAGGGCAACACGGTAAAAGGTTGGGTGCAGCATATCACTTTCACGGGCAGCCAGGCATTGATCCGCCAGCTGGAGGGTGTGGAGATAACAGAACCGCTCAGGGCTAAAATAATAAAACAACCAATCGAACGGAATCGGTGCTTTTATAAAATCGTCGATCCGGACGATTAAAAAGCAAAAAAGATAATGAACAAAGCAACCTACACAGACAGAAAGACGTTTGTAAAGTATGACGACAGCCATGTGCTGCTTTATCTGAATGAGCAGCCGGGCGAAGTGACAAATCCTGAAACTGGAGAAAGTACACCGGGCTACACATACACTGGAGACCAGCCCGACGGCTCTACCATGATTTTGGCGCAAGGCGTGACGGATGAAAACCGCCGCGACAAGTTCGTTGCCGGTCTTATCGGCTTCCATTACGACATCGACGCACAAATTGCCACGTTGGCCAATGGGGCGGACACCCCGGAACATGCCGCCGAACTACAGCAGTTTGCCGCCTTGCGTGCTAAGTGCAAAACCGAGATAGACGAACTTTTGGCCCGTTCCCTTTAATCGTGTCAGACTATGGCAAGGACGATAGAGGAAATCAAAAAAGACATGACCACCGAATGGATGAAACAACCGGCGGTCATGTCGGCCTACGGGCTTGACGGTAAAAAGGCGTTTAAGGACTGTTTCAGTGCTGCCAGCCTTGAAAACATTCTTTTTTATGTCTTTGCTTTCGCGGTGTGGTCGCTTGAATCATTGTTTGACCTGCACCGTGATGAAGTGGATTTGCTTATAGAACGCCTTGAACCGCATACCTTGCGCTGGTATGTCGCAAAGGCGAAAAATTACATGCAGGGCTATTCGTTGGTAACGGATTGTGATTATTACGACACGTCAAAATTAAGTGCAAGCGAGATAGAAGCGGCACGCGTCGTAAAGTATGCTGTGGCGACCGAAAAGAACACCGTTGTATATATCAAGGTCGCACGCCAGGGGGAGGACGGAAACCCCCAGGCCCTTACGGACGGCCAGCTTGCCGGCCTGCGCTCTTATTTGGAAGAAATCAAGGATGCCGGTGTGTCTATTCAGGTGCGCAATGAACCGGCAGACAGTATGCAAATATCCTTGGTTATTTATTACGACCCCACACTTTTGACCATATCCTCGAACGGGACCGGTGTTCTGCCTGACGGTTCCGAGCCTGTGCGTGAAACGGTGAAGTCCGTGATTACCGGTTTGCCTTTTAACGGTGTGTTCCGTAAAAGCGACCTCATGGCCGCACTCCAGGATCTGCCATGTGTGAAAGTGGCAGACATTACCAGCGTGAAAGTAAAGGCCAAAAATGCCGTAACCGGTCCTGTGGAAGTGGTGGGCTACAGCGTGCCCGAAAGCGGCTATTATGAAATTACCAGCCTGAATGTCGATTATAAACCTTATAACACCGTTGGATAATGTTTAAGATAGATTTTAAACGGCTGGCGGCCATTATGCTGCCAATATCCTTGCGTCGTCCGCTTGTGTTCGGGTTGCTTCGTGCCGGTCTGGTAGGTGTTGAGCGGGTTTATAAGGAATTTAAGGAGGCACGCAAAGGGCATAATTTCCGCCTGACGCACAACGGGCAGGTCTGTTACTTGCGTGGCATGTTGCATTATTATTTTGGTCCCGGCTTTCAAATCGGTACAGTCAAAAGGGAGGGTAAATGGTTGTATGCAGTGACGGAATCCGGGGTTAAAATTCCGCTGTCCGTTTCTGAAAAATCTAAAGGTGTGCCGGTGGTGTATAGCGAGCAGTTGCTGAATGCTTCCCAAAATGATTTTGTGGTGTGCATTCCTTCACGCTATATGTCGCGTAAGGGAGAAATAGAAGCAATGGTGAACAAATACAAGCTTATAACAAAAAGGGCAATATACAGGGAAACAGATGACCCGGTGGCTGTTGTCGGCCCGAATGTCTCGTCCTCATGGAACCCTGATGAGTTTAACCATTTAATCACTTCAAGAAAATGAATACAGCGAATTACTTGAAAAACGGGAAATACCCACTTTCCACGGAGACCCTTTCATTTATCCAGGACCAGATAAAGTTACTTGAAGCCTTGGCCGGACTGGGTGGAAAAAACTATATCATACAGCCGGACAGCAGGGTTGGTGGTATCGCAGTCATTACCAAAAAGGTAAAGACCGGCATCATAGAAAGGGACGAAAGGGAAGTGTTGGAACTGTTGGACAGTCCGACATATTCACAGCAAACCAGATTTGTGACGGTTTTAACTGAAAAAAAGAATATCGTGGCCGACGACCACACCTACACGGAAGCCAGAATATACAGACGTGCGCAGTTCAGTGTAAATCGTGGAGCGGAAAGCTACCCGATCAACAGCTTTATAAATTTCATCAGCCATTCAGCCATTACGCTGGACCAGTTCCCAACAAATGCCATTCTCGCGGAAAGAATCCGGCAGGTACCTGCCACTGTGCTGGAGTATCTTAAAGACACTTTGGCCAAGAAACTGACCTTTTCCTCGATGAAAGGGGTTACAAAGGAGCAGATAGACGGCTTGCGCACTTCCTGCGTGTTGTCCTGTTCCGGGAGTGTGGCACTTTTCGGGCAGACAGATTATACCCTGATAGTGACAGAACAGGGAAGCAAGCAAGTAAGGCAGGAGTTGATACAAGGGACGGACAGCCATTATGTACGAACTTATAACGGAGCGGTATGGGGAGCGTGGACACAGCAGACGGAAACAGCCATGCACCTTGATGTTAAAATCACCGGCACCAGGGTATATGTACGCCATGGCGCACTTGGTGAGGATTGCGACCTGGTGCTGTTGCGTAAGAAAAAGCGCAGCAGGTGGAGAGCGACAGGTGGGGCAAAAGCCTACAGCAAAAACCGGGGAATACGTAAAAAGAGAACTGCCAAAACGCAGTATGTCTATTTCAAGGGTATAAAGTTGAGCAAGGGAACCCCTGGCAAATGGTATGTGCCCAAATGTATAGCAGTCGATGATCCGGCAAAGGATGGGAACTTGATAGGTAAGGAATTGCCCGGCTTGTGCAAGTCTTTGTTTTATGTCGGTGAAGACGGGTATTACCGTATCCAAGGCAGCCGTAAAAGAATAGTTCTGAAAGGAATAAAAAGCGGAAAGGGTAAACGGCATGCGGGTTACGCCCCTATCGGTTTGCAAATTGCCAGGCTGAACCCTAAAGGCGGCAAAGACAGTGGCGGGGAGATAGTGAGGATGAAATACCGCATCAGCCAGTATGTGACGGCCACAAAGACCGTGAATGGAAAGCCTGTCCCTGTAGCGTGGAACTTTAAACGGTCTTTTTCGATAGAATAGAGCAAAAAAAAAGTGGGGTGTAATACCTCACTTTTAAGTCCCCGCGGTCGAAACACTATGTACGCCCATCTGAACAGGATTATTCAAAATCTCTTTTCTAACTTTCTGGCACTATTCGGTAGAATTCTCTCTACACAGGGCTAAAAAGCAGGCAAAGGGACCCAAATGTTACCATTCCCTCTTTTTTATCCAGGGAACCAAAACCGGCATTTCTCGAAAGTCCCAAAAAGTCCAGGGACTTGAACGTCGCCTCAGCTAACAAACATATTTTTTACGAAAATCTAAACGGTGTATATCGGACTACAAACGGACTTTTACTGGAGTTCTAACAGTAATGCAAAAGTACAAATTTTATTTCAATTAACCAATAAATACGAGGTAATTATGCTGAATGAGTAGGATTTACAAGAGCGCCCCGCTTCCATTCATGGGGCAAAAGCGGTATTTTGTTCGGGCTTTCTCTGAAACGCTCGAAAAAGTAGAGGGAAAGGTTGACACAATCGTGGACCTGTTCGGTGGCAGCGGCCTGTTGAGCCATACGGCAAAACGGGTGCTTCCGGGCTGCTGTGTCGTGTATAATGATTATGACGGTTATACAGACAGGCTCGCCGGTATAGGCCGCACAAATGAAATTTTATTGCTGATTAAAGACCGTTTAACCGGTGTTGAACCAAATGCCAGGCTGACTGAAGAGCAGCGTTCGGACGTGTTGGCCATAGTGGAAGCATACGAAGCAAAAGGCTATGTCGACGTAATGACCATTGGACGGTCCGTGCTTTTCAGTGGCAAATGGGTTAAGACCCTGGAGGAACTGCGCAAACATACCATGTATAACCGTGTGAAGCCCGGTGGTTATGATAGTGCGGGTTATCTGGACGGTTTGGAAGTGGTGCACATGGATTACAGGGAACTGTTTGACCTGCATAAGGACAACAGCCGTGCTCTGTTCCTGTTGGATCCGCCATATTTAACGACCGAATGCGGCCAATATGAGAACTACTGGAGACTGACAGACTACTTGAATGTTTTGAAGCTGACAAAGGGCATGAAATACATTTATTTCACTTCTGACAAATCGCAGATAATGGAATTATGCAGCTGGTTGGTTGATGAGTTCGGGGAAGCAGCCCCATTATATGGCGCAAATGCCCAAGTAAGGACCAACACACTGAACTACCAAGCGAAATTTAATGATATGATGATAACAAGAATTTAACTACCTCTATACTTGAACGGGGAAAATAAAAAAGCCCCCGGCTTGTTTGCAGACTCCTACCTCATACAAACGCAACGCACCGAAGCACGAAAACCGGGGGCAAAATGCCTTCAGCTCGTGTTTCGGTGCGTTATTATGAGGTAGGAGTTGCAAAGATAATAATTTATGCTGAATGACAGTTTACGAGGTATTGAAATTTTTAGGCGAACCATTGGAAAGGCTTACAAAAGCCGGTATAAAAACAAATGACTACAAGTATATAAAACTATATGAGGACTACAATAAAGCCCGTAAAACAGGCGAAAAAGTGGGTTATGTCGTGGCTGTTCTTGCGGAACGTTATCAGATAAGCGAGCGAACCGTTTACGATGTTGTAAGGCGTTTTGGGCAGGACTGCAAAAGCGTTTCAGTGTGATACATGACAAAAGCTTGTGTAAAGCCCAGAAACGGCCTAATTTCGCATTTACGAATGGAAAATAAGTATTATAACATCTTAGACAAAATATTGCGCTGTGGGAAGAAACAGAGCAATAAAAAGGGTGATATTATTTATTTGCTCAATGAGCAGTTGCATTTATCACCTTCGGATCTTCTCAATATCTTTGAGGGTCACAATATAGCACGCAAGAAGTTGCGCAATGAATTAAACCTGTTCATGTCTGGAGAAAGAGACCTGAGCAAGTACAGAGAAGTTGGGATAAATTGGTGGGATTATTGCGGGCAAATGCTCATAAACAGTTATCCGACCTATTTTGAGAAGTTGCCGGCTTTAATTGAGCAAATCAACAAGGAGAAACGCAACAGTAAAAATTACGTCTTGTTCTTGGGCTCAACAGGTGCAGAAACCAATCAGGCTCCATGTTTAAGCCTTATTCAATTCCAAATTGAAGACGGTGAATTGGTTTTGTCAGCCTATCAAAGAAGCAGCGACGCAAACTTAGGTTTACCAGCTGATATTTACCATTTATATTTGATAACACGACAAATTGAGCTGCCTTTGAAGTCAATTACGTTGAACCTTGGAAATGTTCATATATACGCAAACAACGCAGATAAAACGCGTGAACTTCTGGCAGGAAACGAAGCTGTGAGGTTTGAACTGAACGTATAG